ATTGATTTCTACCCAGAAGAACAAGAGATATGGCTCTATGTGTGGCGCCTCGCGATCTGTTTCGGCAATCACTGCATGGAAGTAACGGGCAACTGACGATTCCCAACGGGGCACAGCATAATGCTGTGTCCGATTGGCAACCGTTGATTGACACTAGGGAGTAGCACCATGAGTAAAGGTATCGATTACGGTATGGGACAAACCAACATCGACCCAGAAAACGGAATCCGCTATGGGGTCATCTCACAATACAGCCTAGACTACTGGGAAGAAGGATCGGAACCCGACTACGGGAAGGCAACATGCCCAGACTGTGGCACCCCGGCGGATGATATCGACGAGGCGCCCGAGGATTACGGTGCCCTGGAAGACTGGGAAGACAACGGTAATGAGTACTGTTGCCTCAAGTGCCGCTATTCATTCGAGGCAGAGGAAGCTTGGGGCGATGAGCCCTTGGGGTGGGTGTACGATAAGGGCGGTTACGAGGCACACCAGATTCGCGACGATTCGGACATATGGGTGACCAAATCGCCCTACTACACGCGGGCTCAATTCTGCTCCCCCTGTGCCCCGGGCGCTTGCCACCTGGACCACCCGATGCCGGAAGGGGAGAAGGCGTACTGCTTCGGGCATGATTGGTTTGAGGGCGGGGTGGCGCCGTACCCAGTGTATCGCGTGGAAGATGGTTCTCTTGTGAAGCCTAAGTAAGGCTAACCTTTTCGCTATCCAAGGAGAAGTACTATGGCGAGACTACTACAGGCAATTGAGGCGCACAAGGCAAGGATAGAAGACAGTGGAATGGAATTGAAACAGGCAATTGTGAATGCACTCGTTCGGATCGGGCAAGGCGATATCGAAGAGGCTTCCGTAGTTATCCTGAGGGGTGACAGCCGTGGGCTCTCTTTCGAGATTGCACTAACAGTATATGTTTGTCGCGAGGACTTCTCGGATGACGATGTGATTCCCGCTCTTAGTCCCAACCACATCGATCTTACTGACTGTAGCATTGGGAAGGAGACGATTTTCCTCAACGGAGATATTGTCGTTCCGGAGATAAGTGATATTCCCGTCGAGTAACAAAGGAAAAGCATTATGACTGGACAAGAGGCGGTAGTGAAATATCGCAATAACGAGAGTCTTCAAAAGGCGAACCTTCAAGAGGCGGACCTCTGGAGAGCGGACCTTCAGGGGGCGAACCTTCGAGAGGCGAACCTTCGGAAGGCGAACCTCCAGAGAGCGGACCTTCAGGGGGCGAACCTTCAGAGAGCGGACCTTCAGGGGGCGAACTTTCAAGAGGCGAACCTTCAAGAGGTGGACCTTCGGAGGGCGATTTTGTGTGATTGCAACCTAAACGGAGCACGAATCACGTTCCGAAGCAGAGTCATTGTCGTTCGCTTCGAGTACTTCCACGATGACGTTCCCGTTAGGTAACAAATGACCGTCAAACACGGGCCGTCAACAGATGAACGGCCCGGACTTGACTGCCATTTTCCCGAAGAGGAACACCAACCATGAGTGAGCAACACGAACGCAAGCCTTTCCCCGAACAGAAGCCTCGTCTTGATTTTCCGGCTTCATGCTTCTGGAAACCAGCCGAGAAACCCAAAGGATGCACCAGTAGGCGATCCGTGCGCTTGCAAGGTAAGTATCCCAAGCGAAGAGTAACTTCACAATGACGAAGCGAGAACCGAACAGGGTATTCCTCGGTCTGGAACCTGACCCGAACGATACCCGAGAGCGCAATGCTTTCGGATACACAAAAGGATTCGGGAAGGCTTCAGAGGAATACTACAAGCGACAGGATGAAATGATTGCGAAGTACCCGCAGGGCACTCTCGTTCTCTTCATGGTTCAATCGGGCGAGCATAGCATGCTTGCCGGGCGCCCCGGTGTCGTAGTTGGCCATCGCGGGGAACTGATTGAGATACAATGTTGCGATCCTGGAACCGTGTACAACGGAGAAATCTATCTCACTCCGGGAGCTAACTTCGAGAAACTGGATATTCGTCAACGCGCAAATCACGAAAGGGTTCCAGATGACAGTTGAAAAGAAATTGCGAAGTGCGCTTATCGACCTGGTTCGAGTCACTTACGAAGAAAGAGACTTTGCAACAAGAAAAATGCAGATTGAAAAAAATGCACAAATGGCAATTGCGGCTGCTGAAGATGCATGGGACGGTCAAATAACTCCAGTCACAATTGTTCTGCCTGAAAAACCGGAAATTGTTCATTGCATCGATTTTGAGTATGGAGATTGCCTTTTCAGTATTACCAGTAGTACAAATCTCACCGAAAATTAGTATGACACGCGAACAATGAAGGTAATGCATCTTGAACTACATGACGGCAAATGGTGGATCGTCAAGGTGCCAGATACCGTCACGGAGTGTGGCCCTTACGATACGAAAGATGAAGCAAGGGAAGACTTACGCGGGCTGAAGCGCTTCTTTCGAGACGAGAACGACCCGGAGGAAATTCTCGGCCCAGGTACGGCAAGAGAATGGAGGGAACGACATGCAAGAGCAAGTAGGTAAACTGCGCGATGAGATAGAGATGGTACTGCGCGATCTTACTGAACGCACGAGAAGTGCAGAAGTAATAGAGATTGACACTTGCAAAGCCCAGGCTTTGCTTCGCAGTTCCCTAGAGTGTTTCTCGGAGGGTCAAGTTTCTGTCGGGGTACGGATAGCGAAAATGGCTTGCGAGGAACTGGCAGACCGTGCCAGCGAAGCATCGCGAAATGGCGACGAATGGATGGCGACGATATTAATTCTGCGCCTTGCCGAGCTTTCCCCGTTCGTTGCCCGCCTCCTTCCTTATTGCGACAATCTTGATAGCAGCGAGGCAGCATGAGATGAGCATCGAGAGAGCCTGGGAAGAGTGGACCGAAGAAGAAAAGATTGCTTTCCAGGAGAGGGTAAAGGCCAACACAAAGAAGCTACGGGAGCAAGCGGACATTGCGATGAAGCGCAAGAAGAAAGTGGCGAAAGCTCTTGGCGCTTATGATTACACACCACTCACTTGCCGAACGCTTGCGGGAATCCTGGTCGATCTCGCTATGGGGGATGGGAATCATCGTGATATGGTCCTGGGGGCTTTCCAGCGAATCGCAAATGGAGGTACAAAATAATGCCAAACAGCACGCTTGCACTGTTTAAACGCTTCACCGACGAGACTGGCGACTCGCTCGTAGCTGGCGTTCTGACAATTGCACATCTTTTGTCATCCTGCGAGGAATCGAATAACTCAGAAGGGAAGCTTTTGACTCCTGTCGAGGCCGCTAAGCAATTGAAGGTCTCCGCGAAAAAGGTCTACCAAATGGTCAAGGCAGGTAAAGTTGAGCACATTTGGGTCGGCAATCAGATTCGCATTCCCGCGTCTAGCCTCAGGGACTTCTCGGCTTGTGACTCTCTGCCGGAGACTGTTCCTTTGCGAGTGAAAGATGACTAGTCGCCTGTTCCATTCCTTTGCGGATATGATCCAAGCGTTGATTGACATGCTGGTATACGCCTTGAAGCATGGTGAGATTTGAATGCCCCATAATCTCTGCAATTGTGACAAGATCGACGTTGTGGATGATTGCATCCGTCGCAAACGTGTGGCGTATCGTATAAGGGCTGAAATCAAAGCCGAGCTTCTTCCTCAATTGTCGACAGCGATAAGACAGAGCGTCTTGCGACCAGGGAGCGCCGAAGGTATTCCGGAAAAGCGGCCCTTCGCGAAACTCCATTGCACGATGTTCGCAAATCTCGAAGGCCCGGCCATCCAGGGGGACGGCACGAGCTTTTCTGGTTTTGGCCGTGAATCCGACGGGCAGGTCCCAACATCGATCCCGCCTGTTGAATTCAGCGGCGGTTACTTTTCGAGCTTCCTCCGGCCGGCAGCCAGTGTGTCTCAGTACTTCGATGATATCTCGGAATGGTCGATCCCGGATCAGGCGAACGACCTGCTCGTATTGCCCAGGCCACAGGTAGGTCTCGCGCCGAGCGTCCGCCGGTTTCTTGATCCGGCGGAGCGGGCTGCGCTCTATCAAACCTTGCTCCTCAGCCCAATTGAGCGCCCGTTGGACTGCCCGGATGGCTCCACGTCTTGTACTCGGACTGTTCGTCGCCGCGGGATAAGCATTGTCAACCCAGCGAGTGACATGAAATGGTTTGAGTCTGGAGAGCTTCAGGCCGCGCGGCATGGACTGCCCGAAGCTGAGAATGAACATCAGATACCAGCGGTGAGTGTTTGCTGCATGGTTCGATTCGGACCAGTCCAAGTATTGGTTGAGCAATTGGGCGACCTTGCTATCGCCAGTCAGTGCCGCGCGCCCGGCCATGAGCTTGTAGTACTCCTGCCACGCCTTTTCCTTGTCTGGATCAAGCCGGTAATGCCGATAGTCGATCTTGACGTACCAGCATCGATGGGAGGCTTTCCAGTAGGGCTTGGGCTGTCGCATGATTCTGGTTCCTGTTTCATGAATTCTAGGTTACACTCGGAGTATGCGGGTAGCAAATCGGTGACAAGATTGGCAAAACCGGAAAACGCGAGTTCGCAACCTGTTACCACTAAACGCTATACGGCAACGTAGAAGCAGCGCCAGTGTTAGCGTTCTGGCAGCACGGCGTAGTGAGCCAAAAATCGCATTTTCCCCCGGAAAACCAGCCCTGGCAACGATTTGCGCCGATGCGTTTCGTGGTAAAATGGGGAATCTAGTTCCCTCTTGTGGCGTTCTATTGGAGACAAACGGTGACATTCGGGTGACAGTCGCCAATTTCCAGCATACTCCGCGGGTCGGAGCGCTGTCAAACAATCGGCACGTCAGAGCCCCCAGAATCGCCCAGAATCGGCGATGGTAGAATAGGTAAGCTGGGCCGTCCAGGAAGAGAACGCCCGTCCTGGGGCCGCTGGCGCAATGTCGCGTGGGCGTGAACAGAAAGGAGAAGGGTCAAGTGAAAATGACCGTCGTAGACTACACTTTAGAGGGGTTCTTATTTGCAGCCTTCGTCCTCGTCGGCTGGCCCTTCTACCTGATTGGCCTGCTGGTACACGAGTCTACTGGAGAATGAAATGAAACCGAACGAAATCCCAGGAGCCCCGATAGTGGTACACCCGAATTCCCCGTCCGGGGGGGCGCTCGAAAAAGACCCGGTGTGCGGAAAAGACCGATTCTGGCTGGTTCAGGGATTCGATTCGCGGACACTGAATTTCCACATCCCCGATCCGGGACTATTCCGAACGTACGAAGAAGCCTGCGAGTACTGCAACCGGCATTCCAGCAATTCATGCATTTACGGTTGCCGGTCCGTTATGGTGGGCCGTGTTAACCCGAGCGAGGGAGGGTGATAGTAAATGCCAACAGCCGTGATCTATACCAGATTCAGTCCCCGTCCGAACGCCAAGGATTGCGACTCCTGCGAACGCCAAGAGGAGCGATGCCGCACGTATTGCGAGCGTAAGAAATTCCCAATAGGGGCTATATTCTCAGACAGGAATGTATCCGGCGGGGTATTCGAGAGGCCAGGGCTTGCCGCTGCAATTGACCAGCTTGGGCTACTGTCGCTCAATGGTGACTGCGTCCTCGTGGTCGACTCCGTAGATCGCCTCTCTCGCGACATGCTCGTAGCCCTGACTATCCGACATGAAGTCGAGCGCGCCGGCGCCCGAATCGAATACGCCAACGGAACCCCCGCGGCTACTACTCCAGAGGGGGAACTGTTCTCCAACATCCTGGCCGCCTTCGCGGCCTATGAGCGATCCAGGATCAGGCACGCAACCAGCCGGGGGATGAAGCGCAGGCAGGCTAACGGGGAGTGGTTCGGGCGCCCGCCAGTGGGATGGATGCGAGACCCAAACGATAGCAAGAAGCTGGTGCCGTGCGAAGAAGAGCAAAGAGCCATCAGGGAAGCTAAAGCCATGCAGAAAGACCTTTCGATGTCCTCGCAAGATATCGCCAAGGTCCTCACCAATGAAGTCGGACTGTTTCGCGGCAACCCCTGGTCGGCCAGGACGATTAGGCGGATTCTGAAAAAGGGCCCGCGAACTGGAATGCCCTAGCCACCGGTCGCTTGCTCTTGTCTGTCGGAAGGCATTGCGCCACGACTACCCCACGCCCTGGGCTTCGGCCTAGGGCGTTTTTGTGTTGGCCCACTGCATATTTCCAGCGACCGACGTAGCCATCGATTTGCCACTTCCTTGTATTGACTCGACGCGCCAAGGGAAGGTCGCTCATGATTGGCGCCAGCCTGAGGCGTCCGCAACCGTGCTCGCAGACGAAGAAGTCGTCACTTGTCTTTAACATGGTTCCGCCGCACTTCCGGCAGGTCCAGTCGTGCTTGGTCATTATAACAGCCTTAGAAGGTGTCGCACACTGCACAAACAACATTGAAATTGTGCTTCTTGGCCCATTTGCGTGCGCTGCGCTCCGCCGATGCCTGGCTCGTGTATGAATTGTGCGAATGAATTGGGTCTATCATTTGTCGTCGCGGAAATTCCCATAACTCCCAGATGTATCTGTCTTCATGAGGGAGCTTGTTAACGAAAAGATTTACTTTCGTCATGCCGCTAACCTTTCCGAGAAAGTTGAAACTGACAAGTCATGCTCATTTGCAATCCTCTCGCAGTACCCAGGATCAATCTCAATTGAGATACAACGGCGATTGATTCTCTTGCATACCCTTAGCACTGTACCCGTGCCAGCAAATGGGTCCAACACAAGGTCACCGGGTTTGGTAGTAAGAAGCAGGCATCGCTCCACTAGCCCCTCGTGAAGTTGCGTCGGGTGCCATCGACGACGCTGCCGGGAGTTCCCCGTAACTCGGGGGAAATCGAATACATCACCGGGGACTCTACCTCGTGGATCAGCGCGCTTATCCCCGTGCCGTTGGCGCCAAGATGGAACGCGAATGGCGTGAGGGTATAACGGCGCGTCAGCGCGTCTGAATCTCCACAGTTGCCGATAGTTGTTTCCCAAATCATGCTGGTTGTGCTGTCCGAAGGTGAAAGTCTGAACGCAAGGCTTCACTTCCATGTCCGGATCGACTGACCATTTCATGAAGCTGGAAATGCACGCAACCGAAATCGTCCAGCGAGAATTGAAACTCAGCCAGGTGGTGTTACTCACGCGCAGCATGGCGTATATCCAATCTTCTAGGTGATTGCGATAATCCACCACCGTGAGACGATCCTTATATGCGCCATACTTCAAACCGAGATTATCCGGCGGGTCAGCGAAGATGCACGATACGCTTCCCGGGGGCGTTACCCTGAGGACCGAGAGGCAATCGCCGCAGATGATTTCGTAGTCGCTCATCGGCTATCTCCTTCTCCGTGAATCTGCCGGCGGCGCTTTCGACTGAGAAGCTTCTCTGCATTCTTGCGAGCTACATCTCCCATGTTCAGGCCGAGATCTGTACACAGCGCAGCGATGTACCAGAGTACATCACCGAGTTCAGCGGCAATCGATTGCCTGCGCTGCTTCGTGACCGTATTGCCATCGTCTCGCCAGAGTTTCTTGACTTGATTGGCAACTTCGCCAGCTTCTCCAGTGAGGCCGAGCGTCGGGTAATAGACCGATCCGTCATATGACTTCGTGCGCATCGCGGCAATCTGGTAGTCGTCGAAGGTGTCAATTCTCATTGTCGCGAAATTCCTCCCATGCTTCGTAGGCTTTAGACATGCCACGCCCCCAGGTCTCTCCGTGATTTCTCGTCTTGTCGTACTCGTAGGCGTGACCCCATTCATGAATCAGAATGTCAATCTGTGTTGCGATAGGCGCATCCTTCCGGATACAGATAGTGATTGTTCGCCGATCAGACATGCTGGTCGATCCTTCGTCTCCCATTGCGACACGACGAATCACCACTTTGTTTTCCAGCGGTACTGCTTCCCGGAGGAAGGCGGCGAATTTCTCGAAGCGGTTCATCTCTTCTTCGCCTCGTAGTACAGCATCATGGATAGCCAAAGTGTATTTGCGGTAGCCATCAGGCATGCCCCTGCAAAGCTGAACCACTGATTGAGGCACGGGAAGTAGTACAGGTTCCAATACCCCCAGGCGGTTAGATACAGAGTCGGCATCCACGAAACGCCGTGCATGCACTTGTCTCGGTAGAGGCAGAGGCAGTTGACGAAGAGTGCCAGGCCGCAGACGATCCCGAAAGAGCCGTTGATGTAGTCTGGTATCATGCGGCCCCTCGTAGAAAGCGGAGTGGCACCCATTCCATGTGCGGAAACAGCGTAGCAAGAGTGCTTTGAATGTACTGAACGGGATGCAGATCATGAAGGGAATTCCACGGCCTCGGGCAAAGCAAAGCTTTGCCACCGGCACGGCGAAACGCCTGAACGTTTGCATCAGAGTCGTCTATCAGCAATGCCTCCGACGAAGCGCACATGTACTTACACGGACCAATCAGGAATTGCTTGTGTAGCCACGTCGGCAAATTGTCATAAATCCATTTCGCTTTCGCAGAGGGAACATATGTCTCAAGTGTTGGTGCCGTAAGAATGCATACATTTTGTCGACCAACGAGAGCTTCGCACACATTCAGCAACCAGTCGGCCTCCTTCGACATGGGAACTGTCTCCCAGAAAGTCCTGTCGAGCATTTGCCAGAAGGTGTATGCCGAAAAGCGAAACTTCGTAGGGAACAACAGCGAATTTGCCGCCCGAACAATATCGAAGCCCCATTCTGGATCGTACAGATGAAAGTCGCGAGGCCCCACTTTGCAACCAACATGCTCAAGTGCAGACAGCGTGAAGTCATTGAGAACATCATCGAGATCAAGGAAGATTTTGGTAATCCGGGTCATGCGGCAAGCTCCCTGTTGGCAGAATCGATAGTCGCTTCTGTTGCCATTAGTGTACAGGCAAAGTTTATATACGGTTCCATCTCGGAAAGGACATGCAGGTAACCGAAAGCATTGAAGATGGTCGCGCACAGTGCTTCCGGGAGAGTTACTAGGTGTCCATCATTTCGATCGCATACCTCGTGGCCACGATGAAGTAGCCATGTGTCCATCGCGTGACGCAAAAGGGATTTCATCCACCTATCCGGCGGCACTCCATTCTGCCAATTGTCGCTATCACGAAATTTTCCGTCTGCTTGCTTTCGATGACTGTGCAGGTATTCTGCATAAACCTGCAAGGCTGAAGGCGACAAGAAACCTTCGTAGTCAAGCTTGTCTTCATCGGAAGAACGAGTCGCACCGCTGCCGTATGATTGCATCTCACTCATGCTGCTTTCCTCCTCTCGAACCGAGACTTGTGATATCGTTCATCGCGTCCACATGGCATAACTTCATGGTAGGGTATGCCATTCAGAATTACTGCGCACGCCAGAATGGGCCGATCCTTAACGTGCTTTCCGTACGCAAACTGGTAGGCATCAATATCAATTCCGCAACCAACATCGACAGAGAAGACTCGCTGCATTGGATTTGCTCGCCATTTAACGCCAGCCCGAGCATGGCAATGACCCATTACGACTGGCATTAGCATCTTCCCTGCCATGTTCCAGGCTGGGTGAATACCGCCTTGGCCCGCTCCGTGAAAGTAATACACCCCATCGATAACGTGTTCGTATTTCCAATCCCAATTAGGGGTGCCCCAAGTTTCCTGATAAGATCGGAGATACAGCGCAGGGATATTAGCCGCCTCAGCGAGTCGGAAAACGCGATCGTCATGATTGCCGATGCACACTTTGGCCTGCGGGAATGCTTCATGCCACTTTTGAATCTTCTCTTTCGCGAGTAAGTACTCGTCATTCGAGCCTGGACAATGAGGGTTTTTCGCATGAAAACTGATAGCGTGATGATCTACCACGTCCCCGATGAACACCACTTGCTTGCAGCCCCATTCGTCACGCAGGTCTTTACAGAATTGCAAATACCCTACGTGGGACACGGGCTCGTGTATGTCACCAATTACAAGAACTTTGCTCACTCGCTCCTCCTTACAATCAACTCAACTCGTGGATTGTCCTGATCAATCTCGAAAACTGGCGGCATGCGCAGCATGTGTTCTGGATCGTCATCAATCACCAATCCAGCATCTACGATCCCGTCATACGCGGCCTTGAGCGATCCAATGGCGTTGTCTGCATCTCGGCGACGTTTGTTCGCATGGAAAAAGTGTGCAGTTACCTCAACTGTCGGCCAGGGAGCGGAGTCAATTTGCTCCTCTTCGACGGCTTCCCTTGCGAGGCGCCTGTACTTCTTCGCTGCTGCCGCCTTAGCGAATCTCCCCCGGATGGTCGCCTGGGCAACGTTTGGCGAGAGCACGCGCGGCGGCAGCGGGAGTATCAAGACGGCGCTTTCTGACTCAGGTACTCTTGGTACTTCTCTTTCGTCCATAGCCTTAATGTTCTGTCACCCTGACCGACTACTGCCTCGCCGGAGTCGATAAGGTCTTGTAGTAATGCATCACGTTCCCGTTTCAGCGTCCATGGTGTTCTCTGAGTGAGCCTGCCTTTGGTGCACCCCCTTGCGCCTGCTCTATCAATAACAGCAAGCACTCTCTGTTTCTTTTTTCCGATTGCGGAACCTGTAATACGAGATGCTTTCGTGCTGAAATCCTGTAAGAGAAACTTCGCAAGTCGGCAACCGTAATCCGCAATGGCCGACGTGATTATGGGCTCCTCGAAGCTGTCTCCGGCTGCGACGATCAGAGCAATCTTGCGCGCATTCTCTTCGCCTTTCTTCCATAGTGTGGCGAGTTCGGGATTTTTGACTCCGTAAGTCACTACTTCATTATCGAATCTGGCAAATACTTCTTCCGCTTCTTGCGTCACCGGCACAGTTAACGGAGCCGGGGGAATACTCACACTGCCAGTTGCGTGGGCTCGTACTATACCAGTAAGATTCCCTTCTCCGGCCTCGTGAGTCATTTGCCGCGCAAACCAGGCATTGACTCGCTGCGCCAAATCCGCCGGCACAGAGCTATTCTTAACTCTATCGCTTCTGCATTTGCTCGGATCGTCTTCCGTGTAGAACACGAGACAGCGCGACAGCCATCCATCCTGAAGCTCCTCGGGGGATAAGCCATCGAAGAAGCGACTCGGATGTGAATAGCCGTAGAGGCAACAGCATGGCTCGACAAGTACTCGTCGCTTGTCCGTATCCTTGTACTCCCGCCCTGTGTACACGCTATCAGAGAGTGAATACAGCTTCATCAGCAGCGATACGACTTTGGCAGTGTACGGATTTTTGCCGGACTTGATTGCAGCAAGCAGGTGACCGATTTCGTCACAGAGGAAGAGCGTTGCCGGGCTAACTTCAAGCCGAGCTTCGATGCCAGTATCGCTTGCGAAGTCATCGCCACCGAGCAAGTCTAAACATCCTGCCTCTAAGCACAGCCTGCGTATCTGCCTCGGAGCGTGATTTTTACCTGCTGATGAAGGAGCCACACCCATGCAGTAGATATTCGTACGAAGCTCGTCATCCCCTTTCACTTTGCTGCCAAAAAGCGTGCCACAAAACGTAAGCGCACAGCCCAGAGTCAGCCACGGTTGCGGCTTTCTGGCTGTGGAATTGATCCAGGAACAAATGTCACCCAGTAATCCAACTGGGCGGCAGAGGAACTGTAGCTCTTCGGTCTCCTTCTTGACGATGCCGGCAAGCTCTTTTCGCGCTTCCGCTGTACTTGTCGGCACCAGTTTCCCTGTCCTGGTAGAGTTCCTGATTAGCCTTTGGATATCCTCTGGCGTGAATATGTTATCCGCGGTCTCGCGCAGCAACCATCCAGGTTCATACTGAGGCTTTAGCTTCCTGGCCTCCGAGACCTTCCGCTTAAAATCCTTCGCGTCTTTCGGGACGCTGAGGTCCCAAGGCGGCACACAACGGGGGTTATATTCATTTGCAAGCAAGCGATACGCTTGATCGTCAGTAAGCAGGAAGCCATGAACCATAGCCACCGCCGCCCAGAGTAGCTTGTCATGCCCCCCCATCCCTTGGATTGCCGCATCGCAAGTTTCGAGGTAAGCACTGGCACGTCGAAGCACATCGGTATCGGGCAGGCTGTCTAGCCCCTGTAGTCCGTAGTCGCTCGCATTGGCTTTTCCTGGGGGGCGCAAGCACTCCGGAAAGTGAGCGTATTTGTGCTCCCATGGCGAAAAGCCCTCGGGCCACTCGTATCGCTTTCCGTTCGGATGAACAGACGGTGTCAGCACAACGTAGAACCCTGTCGACCGAATGTCGATTCCGGGAAAGAGGCTATTTTTGTTACGCGGAGGATATTCGGTCTGGTAGAAAAAGTGTGCTCCCCCGCGTGGCGTAAGTTGCATAACCGTCGCATTGAAAGAGTGGCCTTGCTTTTTTAGCTTCTCAAGTGCTTTCTGGCCGTCGATGCCTTTCTCTTCGTCAACGTCCACGTCGACAACGTGAATTCCGCTAGGCTCTCCGCACGCAACGGCAATGTTTGCGTCGGGATTGTCGCTCCACCACCCTTTGATGATTGCCGTATTGGATGTAGCATCTCTTACGCCATGCAGCGTAGCTGGTACTTTCTGCCTGGGCCTACACGGGAAGACTTTCCAGCCAAGCTTGGCATATCTCAGGGCATATTCCAGGAAGTTGTTCGTCATGCCGCCCCCGCGACTGGTCGATTATAGCCAATTACTTCGTAATACTTTCCGTTACGTCGTACCGTTATCGTATTGGTCCATTCGCGCAGGGTAGGTAGCGTAAAGAGGCCACTCAGAGCGTCTTCAACAGTGACGTTACGCTTCTGAGGGCCAAATCGCTTGATCCACCACGCTTGTGCTTTCGTGCCAGCGTACCCCTCATGGTCGAGACAAATCCATTCACGATAGAACTTCAATCCGCACCTGTACCGCACTAGCAGACTGTTCGGCTTTCCCGGTTTTCGGTGAACGTTAATCAGCACATCGTCAACTTTGTAAGTCATCGGCTGGCCGGAGAGAATTGCCTCCCTCGAAGCTTTCTCTTCATGCATCCTTCGCTTGCGTTCTTCCTCCGCTTCCATGCGCTCTATTTCCTGCTTGGGAATGCGCCAACCGCAATTGGGGCAAACACGAATGGCACGCGAGAATACTTCTCGGCAGTCTGCGCATGTCGCCAGAGGGACTGATTTCCCACTCCCAAGAAGGTCAATTGGACCGTGTTCTTCGATACATCGTGCAAAATCGAGCACAAGGCAGTCGCGCTTACCTGGGTGCATCCGGAGGCCACGACCGACCATTTGCGAGAAGAGGCCAGGGGACAAGGTGGGTCTAAGAAGCACAATGCAGTCGATCCCGGTTGCATTAAACCCCTCCGTGTATACATTGACATTACATACTGCACAGAGCTTTCCACCCTTGAAGACCTGCCCAACTCTGTCGCGAATACCATGTGCTGTTTTTCCTGTGATGGCCGGGGCATGGATGCCGTGACGCAAAAGCTCCTGCGATACGGCATGGCAATGTTCAACATCGACACAAAAGAATACGACTGATCGTCGCTCCTCCTGGCGGATAATGGCAACAGCCTCTCGCACTGCGTTTGTGACCACATTTTTCTGATTAGTTCTTTCTGAAAGGGCAGAAGCGATATACTCACCGCCTCGCTTTCTGACCCCATCTGTGTCGGGTTGGGTCTCACCTTCTTTCGATCGAAGTTTACACAGGTATCCATCCCTGATGAGGTCGGTAACGTGCGCTTCATAGCACACTTCCTGAAGAAGATGATCCTTATGGCAGATTGGACCCGTGCTCATCCTGAACGGAGTAGCTGTCCAGCCGACGATGCAGAGCCGTGGGTTAAACCGTCGGCACCCCTTTAGGAACGTAAGGTACTTCCCTTCCCCTGAATGAGGAATGCGATGCGCTTCGTCAACCATGATCACATCAAACGGAGCGAACTCGCCCGATCGCTTATAGATCGAATCAATCGAGGCGAAGAGTATCGATGCTTCGTAATCACGTCGCCTTAGGGCCGCCGAAAAGACTCCAGTTTCATTCGATAGCCCGAAACCTTCGCGAAACCATACCTCGCAAAACTCGTCGTGATTCTGCTGCACGAGTTCCTTCCGATGCGCGAGTACGCAGCACCGAAATGGAGGATGCGAAGCACGCCACCGTTGGATAGCCCAAGCAATCAGGAGACTCTTACCGCCACCAGTTGGAATCACCACGCAGGGATTCGTGTCGCGCGTGCACAGGTGATTATGCAATGCATCGAGTGCTTCAGCTTGATAAGGCCGCGGAGTATTCATACCGTCATGTGGTGTTTGTGCTTGCGTACCTTGATTCCTAATTCTTTGAAGGCTTCGCGCCTGACTCGACATTGCTCACCAGACAAAAAGCCAGACGCGCGCCCCATAGCATGATTGATTTTGACTCCAGAAGGGTATTCCCCTTTGGCGTGGACTTGCAGGATCGCTTCTCGTGTTCTTTCTTCGACTGATCCACGATGTTCCGGTGCAAGTTTTGACCGCGCAAGCCCGGCCTCAACAAGCCCATCCCAGGTCTCGATACCCTCTCGTACCAAATACCTGGCCTGATCATAATGATGATGGCACAATCCACGAGCGTGTGGCGGAGCGAAGCATAGCAAGCATGTGGGACATGCCGGACGGGATACCCTGAACCTGGCTTTTATCCCGCCGGCTGAATAGTCTCCTGCCCTTGTCTTCTTCACTGCTTCAATTCCCAAATTGCAGCGCGATCAGAAGCCGGATGCGCAACTACGAGCCTGTCATCGGCATATTCAGCCAGAATTGCCTTGCCGTCCTCGGAATGCTCCCTAACCGAAGGCGTGAGCTGTTCGAGACGATCGGCGTAGATCGCGTTCCAGGCTTCGGTAATCGCCTGGAAATTGAGCGGCCCCCCCCACACTATGCGACTCTTTTTAGTATGGTGCAGTTCATACTTTTCAGTCAAACTACCGTAGCCCACTTTTGCCGTTCCGCCCAATCTCTCCTTGACAGTAACCAGAGTGTCATTACCGAGCAATGAAATAGGCAATGATCTGAGTTCGTCGCTACTCCACGTGCTTTCCCCCTTTCCGTGAACCCACTGGCCCCATTTGTCGTGCCTGAAACGAATGAAGTAATTGCCAGCAGCGTCATGGTCGCATTCAATTGATTCGTGAGCCGCCAGCAGGTCGGGAATGATCAAGTGGCTTTCGCACGGCCGTTTCTGGTCGTTTGTCGAAAGTCCCTTCTTGTGCAGTTCGCAGACCCACCGACCGCCGCCGTCATTGGTAGGTGTGGCATGGCAGCATTGACGACACGAAAGAGCCGGGACTGGTAACGCAGGTTCGGGCGCTTCGGTACCGAAGCAGATATCGCGAGCGTCACACCACTTGCACAGATAGTAATCCGGCCGATCGGAAATGCGATCTGGCGGTGCCTGGGAGAAGATCACTCGCCGTGCTCGCTCCACCAGCAGTTCGGCAGTATCCTTGCTGTGCCTGATCCGTTCCGTGTAAAGCTCTTCAGTATCCTTATTGACCGCAATGTAGAGCGCTCGCTTCATCCCAGTGAGGTGCATGTAGAGCATCACCTGCGCAAAATGCTCCGGCTTAGCCTCCTCAACTCCCTTCGATACGTGTGCTTTGAACGACTTTGCACTGTGAGTCTTAATCTCAAGCACATGCCACGTCTTAGGCGCTTCGGGCACCTTGAGCACTGCACCATCCAGGCGGCCAGAGAGGTGCCCACCGAGGGCAGTGACCCTGAATTGCTTACCAGTTGATTCGTCCACCTCATGAACGACACAGCCAATCGCTCGCAAATCTTTGACGACACGAGGCTCTTCGAGATTGCCTCGCTCAAACAGTCGGTACATGCGACCGTCGAACTCGGGCCGGCAACAATGACGAAAAGAGTACCACAAAGCGCGCTCACAAGGCCGACCGACTTGCGAGGCCCCCAGGGTCACTGTATCGTATTGCTTCGCTTCGCTGGTGCGTTTCCAATGAGCGTAGATTGCCTGAGTAGTCCTGGACGGCTCAAGGAGTTTCGTCAGATTTCCCATCTTGCTCCTCGCTGGGTAACGCGACAGTCACGCTCGTCCTGGCTGGCTTCACCTCAACGTGCTTGGCGAGTTTTGCGAACACTTCAGGGTGATACGTCTTGTACCACTCATATCCCTTTACGACAAATTCCTCCTTGGTCTTGATCGGCGCAGTCAACCCCTGCTCTTTCAGTGTCGCATCTTTGAATACTTCTTTGATCGCTGGGAGGTCTGCCTTGTAACGCTGACCGCGCTTGACGGTGACTTTAGAGCCATCTGGCAGAGCAAGTGTCTCCTGTCCTTTCGGTGGAGTTTCCACCAATGGGGCAATTTGCTCTTCGAGGGCGATCCGCTTTGCCTTTACGCAATTCTCTGCTCGCTTGGTAGCTGCGAGTTGCCGGCAGAGACCCTGAAGGATTTGGGTACTGTTCATGTTGTGTAACCCCTGCTAGGGATCGGCGAGCGCATGATATCCTCCAATTGAGTAGGTGGATTAAAGCAAACGCGACGGCTTGCCTATTCTGTTACGCCGTCGCGCTTGTAGCGAGCATGTTAAGCGGCGGTCTGCCGTTCCCACGGTGTGAGTGTCTTGGGTAGCTCTTCCTCCACGGGAGCATCATCGTTTGCCTGCTGTGGCACCTTACCGGCAATGGGCTGCTGGGGTTGCGCCACGGCCTCCTGGGGAAGCTCGGAAACTTCACCGTTCTTTGAGTAGCTTGTGACCGTGTTGTAGGCGCCTTCCACTTTGACATACACGTCCAGCACACCATTAAGCAGTTCTGCCGTATCGTCAATCTTCGAGCGTCTCAAAGCCCGGCAAACGCTTGTCAGTTGGCCACATCCAATTTCTCGACACTTTGCACTTGGATTGTCGATATTGAGTCGACCGATCACCTTTCGTCCAGCATGGGGGCCTCCGATAACTCGAAGCTTGAGTTCGATGTAAGCTCCAGTTCCCGCCTTCGTGGGCACTAAACGAGACTCTTCGATTGTGACTGTATACTTCCCTGGAGGAATCGGCTCGAGGGACGCTTCTTTGTGCTCATCAGGATTGAAGCTACCGCCAAAAATGTCAGACAAGTCACCCATACTCACTTCTCCTCTGCTATCGTTCTCGAAATTGCCCCTTCAAAAGCAGCCCACTTCAACGGAAGTTCGTACGGCAGCCTGCCGTATACGCCCCGGCCTCCGCCGGGATGGGATGCGCGCTTCTGCGTGTACACGAAGCGCTCACCGGCATCGATATCGACCCCCTTCTGCTTTGCCTTATTGAAGCCAACATCTTCCTTTTTCACAGCAACTTTGGTGTTGCAAAACAGAATTGAATCTGCCCAGCGAAACAGTTTGTTTGCTGCCTTGGCGTTCAGGTCAAATTGATACTGATCGTAAGACAGTCCCGTCGGATCGTCAAAACGACGTACCTGGACATGCCCGATGATGATCACGGCCATACCACGCTGCGATCGTAAAGTATCCAGGCTACACAGAAGCTCATTCCACTCAATAAGCGCTTCCATGTACCCTTTGGAGTAGCCACCGTGGACCTTTTCGATAGAATCCGGAACCGTGCCTTCTTTGGTTGGGCACCGAAGGCGAGTATGGTTCCATAGGATCGGTTCCAGTGTAGTCGCGGAGTCAATCACGATCGTCTTGTAATCGTGTTTGCCGTCATAGAGAGCGTGCAAGGCTTCGCGTACTTGCCCAAACGCCTCTACCGGCTCCCAGCTAAGCACATCCAGGTCGTCAAGTCCTTCCTCACCCACAACCGGCAGAAAGACCGGATTGGGGGCTCCGGCAGCAAAGGTACTTTTGCCGATTTTCTCAACGCCCAGCAAGACGATTCGCGGGGGCCGTAGTGTTTTCTTGCACTGAAGTGAAGCTAAATCGTATGCCATCAACGAACCTCCAGTTTTAGTGCGACACTCTTGCCTCCGGCTAGTACATCGAGAATGGCATCCGACATGAGAACGAAAAGGTTGTGGGCTACCACGCTCCCCTCCGCCAAACCGTTCAGTCGTTCGGAAATTGTCCCTAGATCAACATCCTCTGATCCGCCAACAACCGATAAGTACACTCGCTCTTCCATCTACGTTCCCTTCGTAAGGTTCTCCGAAAGCAGGTTGATAGACAGCGACAAATCATCCAGGGTTTTACAGAACATATCCTGCGTTCTCCCCTGAACCTCTAAGTAGTTCTCCCGCTCCAGAGCCAACGCGCTGAGATAAGCTTTGCGCTCCTCCGCCGCGGCTTTGTAGTGTGCCGGCAATGCTTTCGCCAGCAGATACCAGACCATCCAACCGAGCAAGGCTAAAGCACCACCTTGGATTGCCATAGGGGCAGCCGTAGTCGGGGCCGTCGCTAACAAGACTGAACTGCCAAGAAAACCTAAGGCCGCGGCACGCATGAGCATTTCCCCACGAGTTTTAGCACTTGATTGATATCGTGCGTGCGCCATTGCCTGCGAATCGAGCCCCGCAAGCGAACGACATAGAAAGGCACTTTCCTGCACGAGCACGAATTACGATCCACGTCAATCTCGATTACTTTGACGCCTGAATCGCGCAACATTTGGAGTTGCGGTTTGTCCGCTTGGCATTGCCTGCACCAGTCAGCCGTGTAGCAAATGACCGTCGTCCGATCTTGCTCGCATCCGAGCATGACAACCAGCATCAGACCAAGTAGCACCAGTGCGATTGCCCACTCCAGCAGTGATACGAAACGTTGCATATTTGTTCTCCGTCCCCAGCACCCTCCGGGAGCACACCCAAACCCCCGGAGGGTGCACGACAGCCCCCCGCCTACGTTGCAGTCGCCTTCTCAATAGCTTCGCCAAGCAACGAGGCAACGTAAGCACGCCCCTCCTCAGTTTGGAGCTTCACAGTCAGCACGCGGTTAAACACTTGCTCAAGCTCCGCCACCACAGCTTTCTCGCCAGCCAGAAACAGCTTCACGAGGTCGACAATGTCTTGCCCCATTTGGCTGTAATCTCCGACGGCATACGACTCCAGGAACACCGGGGTCTTCTCCAGGCCGTACTTGCGGAGAATGCCGGCAAGTTGCGCCGCAGCGCGACGACGATCTTCCACGCGCTCATCAGCGCGAAACAGGTAGCGGGCAACGTAGAAACTCCCAGCCGCGGCGGCAACGCACAACAAAACCACATTCAACAACGACATACTCTTTCTCCTTACGGGGAAACTCGGTAATCATACAGGTCTAAGAATGCGCTTCGCGCCAGCCAGCGAATACTCCAGCCCCGGCACCAGTCAACACGGAAAGCACAAGTGCAGCAACCCAGGTGTAGTCAGGTTGAGGCGAGGGACCTGGCACGAACACCGGTTCCGGTTCGGGTTCAGGCTCGGGTTCGGGCTCGGGGGTAGGCTGCTGACGACGTTTAAACAACGGACAGCATTGCCGCTTGCGAGAAAACAACTGATTCGCCTTGA